AGTTGTATCTTCTGGAAATTCACCTAGATTGAGGAAAGGTGATCTCTCATCATCCTCTGGTGACCATGTTCGCCCAATACATAATGATGCTATCCCTTTGAATCTTTCTAAAGGAATTTTCATCAGTTGGTAGTACAGCCTAACCATGACTTCACGAATTCCTCTAGTACTTGGACGAACCTGGGATCTACAGAATTTGATCGTAAATAAATATTCGGCAACGATATTGAGGATCTTTGCTGTAGATATCTTATATCCATATACCCTAGGAAAGGTCTGCAAATCATCTGCTCCGATATTCACAGGTGTGTCATATCTTGTGTACATAATCATCATAGCACTCTGTAATGCAAGTAGTCTATGTACACCTAATCTGAGAGCTTCTAAATTGATGTGTGATACATCAACAGTACCAAATCTTGTAACATCATTGGGAACTTTATCAGTAAAGACATTTGGCCTCTTATCTAAGAACCCTAATGTTTGTCTCAAAATAGATAGGGATTCTCCTCTATACATATTTAACAGTTCAACTTCAAAATCCCCGATATCATCTATCTCATCATCTACAGGTACAATACAGTCATCACAGCATAAATGATAGTGTTGAAACTGTGTCCCTTCAGAGTTTGCAGCATTATATTGTATAAAACCATACAACGCTTGAAAGTGTAGAGTGTAATTCATATTTCCCTTTCCATATTTCTGCAAATAATCTGAGGACATAAACACTGTTTTTCCAATCTGTGGTGCATAATTAATAAAACATCCTTCTGATGCACAAGCAGGATTGAATCTATGTTCTACACATCCAGAATAGAAGGTTGTATCCTTCTCTGCTACATTTTCAAATAGAGATACATCACAGACCACAGAGATATTTGTCTGCAATAGTCTCATTGAGTTAGGTCCTAGATTCAACCAAGAAGCATATCTTAACAGTTTAGAGGCAGTAGCCACCAAAGGCTCACTCTTTAAAGCTGTGTCTTGTAAACTAACTACCTTGGTCTTGACCTTTGACCCTAAATATGGTGGAAAGTCTCCATGTTTACTGAGCCTACAATATATAAAATCACTCCCATCACATTCATGTTGGGTTAGATGACACACACGATCAAAGACAAACTCTAAAGGATGAGGTGTAGTCATCCCCTTAATATTCTTGTTCCAGCCAATATTTCTTGCAGCCCTACATTGTGTGGTAGCACAATCCGAATAAATATAACCTGTTTGAAATCCTCTCCAGTATAGGTAGCCAATAAACTCATGCTCGGATGTCATGAGCTTAGATACTATTGGAGATTTCATCGGCATCTTAAGAGCAAGTTTACGGATTGTTCTTGTATTCTCAATTCTTCTCATAACCATGTCTAGATACACTTGTGGAAATGATGAATATATCTCATTTAATATCAATGGATTGATGTTATCTTTCACAAGCATCTCGCATACTCTTTTCCGATCAAATGTTCTTAGCGACTCAGTCATATTTGAAATCACATTATTATCGGAAAATCTTCCTGACAAGATCCAGTCCCTAACCATTTCTCTCGAATGTAACCCAGGGGTAGGCGGCTTTTGATGATTTAAAGACCATGGAGACTGAACAAGCATATCATATTCAATTGTTTCATTTGGTAGGAAACTGTACCAACATGCCCACATCATTTCGTATCCACTCTTACCATCATATAAGAACTTCAGCCAGCTGTATCCTTCTGAAGCATTGTCAGGGAATCCTCTTATTATGAAACCAGGTAGAGGTATGGTAATGCTTCCTCCAACTGCTGTAGGAACTAAAAGTATAGTAGCTATTCGCCTATCAATGCTTACTGGTCCAGTTGTTATCTCTCT